TACGCCTTACATCTAAGGAAAGATCTATGATGCAAAAGTATATTTCTATGAGTAGCCTACGTTCAGACTTAGAAAAAGTATTTGCTTCTAAGGAATTTAAGGAGGGCTTTGCAGAGTTTAAGAGACTAAAGTTACGTAGACGTAATGGGTATAGAGTAGAAGATCAAGAGTTTTATAAGATGGTACAAAAAGCATTTAGAAAAGCTAGGAGAGAAGCGTACCTAAAGATGGTAGGAGAAAATCCTACGTTTGAAGATAAATTAAAAGAAGCCCAAACTAAGAAGAACTTAGGTAGTAGAGGCAGATATGATGAAATAGATAAATTATTAAATTTACCAAAATAACATTGATTATCAATGGCAGTTACAACTAAAAAAACATTCAATGCTGTAGGAAGCTCAGGACAGTCATCAACGACTGTTTTTACTCCTGTCAGTATACAACTGAATAACCAAGATGATCTAGATGTTTATGTTACATTGTCGGGTGGTACTAGAGTATTGCAGTTGCGTCAAAGCACAGCAAGTACTGCAACTTCTACTCACCCACAAGTAAACAACACAGACGGATTATACTTTCCTGCAATTTCTGTAGGTACACAATTATATAACTACACGCTTTCCACTGATAACAATACAATAACATTTAGCTCTGCATTACCAAGTGGTGCAGTAGTTTTTATAGAACGTAGGACAAGAGATGCATCTGGCTCATATACAACTTTTGCTAATGGCAGTACTATAAGAGCTAAAGACCTTAATGATTCATCTCAAGAATCCAATTTTACAGCTCAAGACGGTAGAAATAAAGCCATAGAATTAGAAGGTGCTATATTTGGTGGTGCACAAATTACTGTTGGTGGTGCAGCACAACCATTTGTAGACAGTTCTAAAATTATAGATGGTAGTATAGTTGATGCAGATATAAATGCAAGTGCAGCAATATCTCAAAGTAAGATAGCTACAGGAACCCTACCTAGTGGTGTACAAATAAATAGTAATAATATAGTAAATAATTCTATTGTAGATGCTGACATTAATTCTAATGCAGCTATCTCTCATAGTAAATTAAATTTAAATATTGTTAACTCAGATGTAAACTCTAGTGCAAATATAGCTGGTAGTAAATTAGCAAATGATAGCGTTACTTTAGATAAATTAGGTGGTGGAGCTTTACCTACAGACATAACTGTAGCATCTGCAAATATTGTCAATGGCACTATTGTTGATGCTGATATAAGTTCTACAGCTAATATTGCTGGGTCTAAACTAGCAAATACTAGCGTAACTACAAATAAAATAGCTAATAACGCAGTTACGTCCACACAAATAGCAACTAATGCAGTTACAACTGATAAAATAGCTGATGCTGAACTTTCAACACTAGCTAATATGCAGTCAACAACTGCGTCAAACTTAGCAAGCCCCACAGCTCTTACAGCTACTACAGCAGAACTTAACCAGCTTGATGGTATAACACTAGAAACTTCATTAACTACAAATAGTAATACACGTATACCTACATCAAAAGCGGTAAATGATCTTGTATTGTCTGTAGTAAATGCAGTTGGTGGTTTTGTAGCAATAGCAAACGAAACAAGTTTTCCTACATCTAACCCTGACCCAAGTAACAATGCGGGTACAGTTGTATCTATATCACAACTTGCAAGTGGTCTTGCAGTTAATGGTAGTGGTGTAGCAACTATAGCTAATGGTGCTGGTACAGGTAATACTGTAACAATAACTGGATTTCCTAGTTCATTACATAGTCAAACACTACCAACAAGCAGTGGATTACAGGTACAAACAACATCAACAACACATACATATACATTTCATAAACAGTTAGCTAGTGCAGCCGATATACAGGCTATCAGTGCAACAGTTAACTCATTCTCAAACAGATACAGAGTATCAGCTTCTGCACCTACATCTTCTCTAGATGGTGGTGACTTATGGTACGACACAACTAACAGTAAACTTATGGTTTACTCTAGTCAAAACTCTGCATGGGAAGAGTCATCTGCGATTGGTAACTTTTTTATATCTACAATATCTAGCTCATCTAGTACAGGTGGAGGCAGTGCAACAGCAAATGGAACAGCTTATAGATTTACAATTAGCAATGCACCAACTGATGCACAACAGTTACTTGTTAGTGTCGATGGAGTCATTCAGAAACCTAACGCTGGATCAAGCCAGCCAAGCGAGGGATTCGTTCTTGTTGGCAACGACATTATCTTTGGGGCTCCCCCTGCTAACGGTGCTAGTATGTTCGTTACTGTTATCGGATCAACAGTCGGAATAGGTACACCAAGTAACAACACAGTTTCTACAGTCACATTACAAAATGCAGCAGTTACAACTTCTAAGATTGCAGACGAAGCTGTAACACTAGCCAAACTACCACATGGTACATCTTCTAACAATGGTAAGTTTTTACGAGCTAATAATGGTGCAGATCCTACTTTTGAAGTAGTTAATACAGATTTAGTTGCTGACACCTCACCACAGCTAGGTGGTAACTTAGATACTAACGGAAAAAATATTACATTTGGTGATAGTACTGGTGCAACAAATAATAGGGCACGATTCGGAGGTAGTAATGACTTAGAGCTATATCATAGTGGCAGTAATAGCAATGTTATTCATACAGGTACTGGTAACTTAAATATTCAAACTACGTCAGGATATATTGGATTAATTGCTAGTAATCAAAGCATGATTAAAGCTGTTCCTAACGCAGCAGTAGAATTATATCATAATAATAGCAAGAGGCTAGAAACTGTAGGTTATGGTACACATACTATTGGTCAAACTAGTGCTGTAGTTCATAATTTATATACAGGTAGCACTAAAAGAGCTGGTCTTCGTGCCGATAATTCAGATATATTTACAATAACTGACGGTCAAGGTCATAACATGTTTCTAGGTAGAAAAGATCAACATGTATACCTATACTATAATAATAATATCAAATTAGAAACTACTAACACTGGCGTTAAAATTGGTGGAAATTTAGAAATTTTAGATGATAATTACTTACAAATAGGTAATTCTCAAGACTTTACCTTATCTCACAGTTCTACTTATAATAACTCATTAATTTATAATAATACAGGAGATCTTTATTTTAGGTCTGATGTAGCAATGTATTTCCAAAATAAAGCTGGAAATGAAACCTATTTAAGGCTTGTTAAAGATCAAGGAGCAACATTATATTATAATAATAGTCCCAAACTTGAAACAGTTGCAAGTGGGGTGCAAATAGTATCTCCTGGTAATCTTTTATTAGGCGATCATACCCAAGCTAATAACTGGCAAAACATACTTGCTATCGGAGCTGGTACAGATTTACAATTTAAACATGATGGTACGAACAGTATAATTGAAAACTATACTGGTGATTTTTACATTCAAAATAATTACGGTAGTAGTTCTTCTGGTCATATATTTATTAGAGCAAGAGAAAATGTAGATAGTATTCAATGTATAAGAAACGGAGAAGTTAAACTTTACGATAATGGAAATTTAAGATTTCAAGTAGATGATCAAGGTGTTTTCTTAAACAGTGGTGGACTAAACCTTAACAGACAACAGGCAGCTTATTCGGGTGCTATATATTTTGCTGGATTTGGTGATACAAACCATATGTTGTGGCAAGATTATTGGGACAACCCTAACGGAACTAGAGGTTCTGGAAATGGTTATGACGGTGTTAAATGGAATACATATAATGGTATTAAGTTTTATGGTCAAGGTAACGAATCACGAATTTTAGCCGAGTTTGAACATCACAATGGATGTAAACTATATCATGGTGGTACAAAAAGGTTACAAACAACAGCTAGTATTGTTGAAATTGAAAACGGTTTACAAGTTAGACATGCAAGTCATCAAAGTAATCCTTGGTTTAATATAGATGCTAATAATGGTTCTTGTGATATATACAGATCAACAACTGCTGGTGGTATAGCACACTTCTTTAGTAACGTTGGTGGTACACGCACCATGAAGAGTTATATAAACGAAAGTGGTAACCTGACAAGTACATCTGACTATAGATTAAAAACAGATGTAGAAGAAGTTACTAATGGTATATCTCTTGTTAAAAATTTAAAACCTTCAACATATAAATGGAAACATGATTCTGACACAACACATCATGGTTTTATTGCACATGAATTACAAGCAGTATTACCTAATTGTGTAGAGGGTGAGAAAGATGCAGTAAAAGAAGATGGTACACCACATTATCAATTTGTTTGCGATAAAGAAATAATACCTGTTTTAACTGCTGCATTAAAAGAAGCTATTGAAAAAATAGAAACACTAGAAACAAAAGTAAAAACATTGGAGGCAGCATAATTTATGTCATTAACACAAATAAATAAGGCTGGCCTAGATGAAATAGCTCTGGATCATGTCTTTACAATAGGTGCTAGTGGTTCTAGTGCCTACACATTTCAAGGAGAAGGATTAAACGGTACTGTTAACAACCCTACTCTATACCTTACAAGAGGTAAAACATATAGGTTTGAAAATGGCTCAGGCGGTCATCCTATACGTATACAAAGCACATCTGGAGCAAGCGGTACTGCATACAATACTGGCGTTACAAACAACGCTGGTAGTGGTACAGTTATTGTAGAAGTACAACATGATGCCCCTGATATTTTATACTATCAGTGTACCAGTCATGCTGCTATGAACGGTATACTATACGTTACTGGTGCACTTGCAGAAAATAGTGTGACTTCAGCTAAAATAGCAGCTGGTGCAGTTACTAATTCTAAAATAGGAAATGCTCAAGTAACTGGTGCAAAGCTATCTTCTAACTCTGTTGGTAATGGCATGATAGTGGCTGCCGCAGTTAGTACAGATAAAATTGCTAACGCAGCAGTTAGTACAACAAAAATAGCTGATGATGCAGTTACTGAGGCTAAGTTAGCTAACTCTATCAACTCAGCCATCGCAGCAAATACAGCTAAAGCATCAATAACAATAAACAACAACGCAGATAACAGAGTTATTACTGGCTCTGGTACTGCTAATACTTTAAATGGTGAATCAAATGTACTAATAGATTCGTCTGGAAGGTTACTTTTAGGAACTAGCATTGAAGGTCATGCTGCTGGAGATAATTTAACAGTTTCTGATGCTGGTAATAGTGGTATTACAATTCGTTCTGGAAGTTCAAATAACGGCAGTCTTTACTTTTCTGACGCAACATCTGGTTCTGGAGAATATGCGGGTGCTGTCCGATATCTTCATGGAGATAATGCTTTACAATTTTATAGTAATAGTATAGAACAATTACGTATAAATTCTAGTGGAAACGTAGGTATAGGCACTAACAATCCTTTATACCCACTTCATGTAAAAGGAACTGTTAGTGGTTCTGCACCAGCAGATTATGGTGTTTTGATGGGTTTAAGTTCTAATGATGACTATGCACAAATCCAGTTAAATGGTGACACAGGAGCATTTATAGATTTTTCTACTAGCGGAGTAGATCAAAAAGGTAGAATTTTATATGTTCATTCAACTAATAAATTTGAGTTTTTTGTAAATAGTGGAAAAAGAGCACAACTTACAAGTGATGGATTTATTTTTAATGGAACTGACACTACCTCAGCCAACGCACTTGACGACTATGAAGAGGGTAGTTATGTACCAGTAGTAAAATCCAATGCTGGTGCGTCTGCTTGGACTTATCAAACACATTATGAACTAAGATCTCCCCATGCTTCTGGAAACACAAACAGTATTGCTTATACAAAAATTGGTAATAGAGTATATTTAAGTTTTTCAATTTTCTTTAATACAAGTGGAACTGATAGAGTTAATATTAGTTTACCTTTTGCAATTAAAAATGACGATTATCAATGTTCTGGTACTTGTGGGTATTTCCAAGTTGCTGGGGCTTACGGTGTAACTTTTATAGGTAATGGTTTAAATAGCATAGACATTATGGAAAATGATTCTAATGGTGGACATCCTAATTTATCTTTTTCAGCCAGTACTGAAATATACTTCAATTTTCATTATCAAACAACTTAATAACAATGGCATTAACCGAATCAATAGAGTACGACAAAATAGAAGTTGTCGGTCAATATAAACAAATACAAGTTCGCAAAGCAACAGTTATCAAAAAAGATAACAAAGAAATTACAAGAACTTTTGAAAGATATGTATTAAATCCAGATTCAAATATAAGTAACGAACCAGTAGAAGTTATGTCTATATGCAATGCAGCTTGGACAGACGCAGTAAAAGATGCTTGGAAAACACAATTAGAATCAAATAAAAAGTAAACATGACTAGACCAACCACTGAACAATTAAAATCATCACTAGAACAGCTTGTAGAAACATACAATAAGGCTGTTAAAACACAACAAGACTGCAAAGAAGCTATAATAGCTACACAAGCAGTTTTAAAAGATAGGGAGTTAGAAGATGGAGATTCCAACACTGTTACTTCCGAGATTACAGAAGATTGAAACAATTTCTATACCGCTACCCACAGCTGACGTTCCTAGTTATGTACCTTTGGTAGTGCCTCCTAGCGATCTTAGAGAGCCAGAGGGTACACAACCAGAGACTACAGAAACTACGGAACAACCAGCACCCAGCATAAACATACCAATGATAAACGTAGATGTACCACTACCTACTACAGAAGTAATTGTGGCTGCAAGCTATGCAGCGGTATCTGCCGTAGCTGTAACTACGTTTGCTCAACCGTTTTTTGACACCATAAAGAAAAAACTACAAAAGTTTATACAAGGTAAAGTTGATAAATGGAAGAAGAAAAAGTTATCAAAGGACAACCGAGAAGTTTCACAAAAAAACTAAAAGATGTTGTAGAAGATAAAGAACATCAAATAGAAATACTAGGCACTTTTGTAAGATTAGGTGTAGTAGTATGG